AAATAAAACTGTCAGCTAACGGCCAAAGTCTTTCGTACATATTAGACCCATCAGTCGCAGATAACAGTAAGCTTATCTATATAGCAACTCCAAAGTTCATCGGTGTCGATGATCCCTACCCTAGTGGTAGGTTTGTCAAGGTTGACCGTGGTTCGCCTGTTCTTGAGATCTCCTCATCTTTAATTGGTGTTAATCCTGAAAAGGTACACACCCTCGGTTTGCAGATTAAAGATAATTTACGAAAGAAAAACAACCTTCCTAAAAGAGTTGGAAAGGTATCTACGGTCAATGTGGCAGGTGAAGCCCATGAAGTATTACAAAACCCAGACAAGATGACTATTCAGATCACACGTGTGTCCGAACCTTTTGTTAACTGTAATGTAAACAACGGCGACAGCAACGGTTATTACTTTTTATTAACCAACCCACATTACATGTATAACTTTAAAGGTGAACCTGTATGGGAAATAGAAAAAGCAGACCCTGACTTTTATAGAAGTATATTTGAAATATTCGCAGATAAAATAAACAACGAAACTAAAAAGAAACCAATTGTATTACGTGATTTCTTTACAGATACATATTACAACGGAGTGTATGATGAAACTAAACAACAATTTGACGACGACTACCCACTCACGCCTACAGGCAAAAGTTCGGTTAATGACTTTCTTAAGTCTCACGGTCGCCCTACCATGGATTTTGTCCCTGATGCTCGTGTCGTATTTGATCCGAGCTCTAACAAAGGTATTGACCTGGAGACCATTCCGTACTCAGTAAACTTGTTTAGACGAACACCTTACATGATGCGTAGCGAAGAAAACGTCAAAGAATTATCGTACGGTGAAGCCATACAGATCCAAAAGATTGCACCTAATTTTTATAAACTTATGATGCACGCACTTGGTAATGGTAAACCAGAGTTTGAACATTTTGTTAATTGGCTTGCGTACATATATCAGCACAGAAGAAAGACCATGACCGCATGGATATTTACAGGCATACCAGGTACTGGTAAAGGTTTGTTCATACATAAAATACTTAAACCACTGTTTGGTGAACAACAAACACCAATGAGAGCATTAGAAAATATAGAAGAACAATTTAACTTATACATGAGAACAGCATTGTTTTTAGTAGTTGATGAATTTCGTATGGCTGACTCTGGCTCTGTAGGAAAAATGGCTGACAAACTAAAACATCAAATTACAGAACCCAATCTTACCATTAGAGCGATGCGTACAAACCAGATTGAGCTGCCGTCTTTCACGAACTTTATCTTTCTTACTAACAGAGCAGATGCAGTTAAAATAGAAGACAGCGACAGAAGATACAATGTAGCACCACGACAAGAACAAAAAATAGAAGAAGCTTTTCCAGAGTTATTACAAAACTTAGATGCTTTAGAACCTGAACTATATATTCTTGCAGGTGTGTTAAAGAAATTTAAAGTAGATACTCGTATGGCTCATACAGCTTTAGAAAACGATGCAAAAAAAGAAATGAAAGAAATATCTATGTCTATTGTAGAAGAATTTGCAAATGCAATACGTACACGTAATCTAGAATACTTCACAGATATACTTGATATACCTCTTACAAATACATTTGACGCTGGCGGGATAAGTACGGCACAAAGATATTTAAAAGATTGGATTGCTACACTAGGACAAGAAGTAGTTATACCTCTTGCGCATTTTAAAGTAGTCTACGATGCATTAACAGACAGCCGCAACACTATGTCGCAAAGAGACTTCTCTAAAGTAATGTCTAGGTTAAATATTAAAACAGCTCGTAAACGTATAAGTAAAGATCGTAACGCAGGTATACCGCGTGGAGTTGTATTAACTTGGAAAATAGATAATAATGTTAGGAAAGAATTAATAAGCGAACATTTTGACGAAAGGGATTTAGGATTATTAGAAAATGGAGAATCTAACACAGCCTGACCGTCCAGACCTAATCTCAACACTTGAGGTCACGGAGGATATCGAACTAGGTCTAGTACCAGCATGGTCTTACTCGGCCTTAAAAACATACGAATCTTGCGCCTACAGAACTTACATATCCAAAGTAAAAAAAGTACGTGAAGAATTTGGTCCTGCAGCTGAACGTGGAACACGAATCCATGATGAAGCAGAAAAATACGTACGACACGAGCTAGGCGAGCTACCTGACACGCTAAAAAAATTTGAACAGCAATTCAAAGATCTAAGAGAACAGTTCGGAGATGCGAAAGTAGAGACAGAAGGAGAGTGGGGTTTCACTCTTAACTGGGAACCTACAGGTTGGCTTGCTCCTGATACTTGGGCTCGTATAAAACTAGATGCTCTAGTACACGAAACAGAAACGTCAGCTAGAGTAATTGACTATAAGACAGGTAAACAATTTGGTAATGAGATAGCACATAGTCAACAAGCACTTATTTATGCTATCGGTACGTTTTTTATGTACCCTGATTTAGAAATAGTAAACACAGAAATGTGGTATTTAGATCACGGTACAACTATGGAGCAAACGTATACTAGAGATGAAGCTATGATCTTTATGCCAAAACTTCATGAGCGAGCTGTAACTATGACTACAGCTACTAAATTTCCACCAAATCCTAGCAATTACAATTGCAGGTGGTGTTCATTTGGTAAAGGTCCAGAGCCTTATTGCGAATGGGGCTCTAATTAGATATAATTAACAAATACTAGTACTCACCCAACTAACACAGAGTACTACGGAGATGAACGATGAACGATGTAACAAACATTCCTGCGCCTTACGCGCACCAACAAACCACCACAGATTTTATAGTAGACACTAAATGTTGTCTTATTACGTCTGACCCAGGTACTGGTAAAACTCGTGCGGTTTTAGATGCTCATGCTATACTCGGTGGCAAGGCTTTAGTCTTGGCGCCACTTTCAATATTGGAAGCAGCGTGGGGAGAGGACATTAGCAAGTTCCAACCCAATATTAAATATGGAGTAGCTTATGCAAAAAATAGAAAACAAGTATTTGAAGATGATAAAAACGAAATGGTCATCACTAATTTCGAGGCTGTTAACTTTTTATGTAAAAACACACAGTACCTTAAAGACTTCGATACAATCATTATTGACGAGTTTACCGCTTTTAAAAATCGGTCAGCTAAACGCAGTAAAAATCTCAACAAAATTATCTCACATTTTACTAATAGGATTGCCATGTCTGGTACTCCTAATAGTAATACTATTCTAGATATCTGGCACCCCGTTTATCTTATAGATAGCGGGGAGCGTCTTGGCGCCAGGTTCTATTCATTTAGACATCAAGCTTGTACACCAAAGTTTAACGGCTTTGCAAACGAGTGGATTGATAAACCAGGCATAGAAGAAACAATAGCAGACAAATTATCTGATATATCTATACGCTTTGCGCTTACAGATTGTATGGACCTACCAGATAAAATTGTACGAACAATAAACACAAAACTAACTCCTAACGTACAAAAACAATACAAAACTTTAGCAGAAGATTCTGTTTTGTATACAAAATCAGGCACAGTTAACGCAGTGCATGCAGCTGCACGTGTAAAGAAACTGTTGCAACTTGTAACAGGAGCCGTGTATGACGAAGATGGTGTAGTTCAATTTGTACACCAAGAACGCTATGACATTGTTATGACGCTTGTATCTCAACGTGCGCATAGTCTTGTAGCATTCAACTGGAAGCACGAACGTGATGCGCTGGTAGAAATGGCTAACAAAGAAGGTATTACTTATGACATTATTGATGGCAGTGTTAAGCCTGAGAAACGTAATGACATTGTAGCTAGATACCAAGCAGGACATATTAAAGTTCTGTTTTGTCATCCGCAATCAGCGGGCCACGGTCTTACATTGACCAAAGCTAATACAGTTATATGGTGTTCACCTACATACAATGCTGAGCATTATCAGCAATTTAACCAGCGTATATACAGAGCAGGTCAAACACAAAAGACCGAGACAATACTTATACAAGCCAGAAATACTTGGGAACCTGAGGTGTACGAAAAACTTAATACTAAGTTAGGTCGTATGGAAAACTTACTACATATCTTAAAGGAGATAACATGAGTGTAAAATTAAATGATTTATTAGCAGAAACAGCTAAAGTACGTGAACAAATTAAAGTAGTTCAGTCAGAAGAAAAAGTTCTTAAATCGCAACAACGCGAATTAGAAAGTCAGATATCTATTAGAATGCAAGAGCAAGGGCTCGATAAAATTTCTAATGATATTTGTACAATCTCACTTAAAACTGAGGTTGTGCCAACTGTAGAAGATTGGGATTCTTTGCACGAGCATATAACTGAAACTAATCAGTTTGAGCTATTGCAGAAACGTATGTCCGCAACCGCCTACAGAGAACTAGTAGCAACAGGTTTTGATGTACCTGGTGTTAAAAGTACGGAGTTGACCCGAATTAATTTTAGGTCAGCGTAATAATAATGTTAGATGAAACAAGGAGAATGAAACATGTCTAATGATATAAGTATAGTAACGAGCACAATGCCTGCTCATGTAAAGAAAGGCGAGAACCTGGGTAATGAAAACATTAGCTCAGAACATTTGTCTACCCCACGTTTAAAGCAACTGCAACAGTTGTCTAACGAAGTAGATGAAAATCATAGTGAATATATAGACGGCGCTAAAGTCGGCGACTTTATAAACACTGTAACCAAAGAAAGCTACGGTAAGGAATTATTTGTAGTCAACGTGCACTTTAGAGAAGAGTATGTTGTATGGGTAAAAAGAGAGAAAGGTGGCGGTTTAGTTGGTACTTTTCCAACAAAACAAGAAGCTATCAAGCATCTTGAAGACGGTGGTAACAAGGTCGAAGACCATGAGATTACCCAGACTCAAACACATACACTGCTTAAGGTAGACGAAAAGACAGGAGATATCTCAGAGATACCATTCTTGTTTGATTGTTCATCTTCTAAGCTTAGAGTGTCAAGAGAATGGAATACACAGATCATGAAGCTAGGCGGAGATAGATTTGCTTCTTTATGGAAATTGGCTTCGGTTCAAACAGCTAACAAAGCAGGACAGAAGTTTATGAACATTGCTGTGTCTAACGTTGGTTGGCTAAAAGAAGATACTTATAATGTTGCTAAAGGTTTTTACGAAAAAACATTTGCAAATAAAAGTTAAGTAACTTGCGTACGGGTGCGACATTATACGTCGCACTCAAGTACGTATGATATACTTTGGACGTGCAAGAAAAGGACTTCATTAATAAAGTACATAGAAAACTACCTAAAGAAGTTTATAGGTGGAAGATCAATGATCCCTACCATGGAGGTGTGTCGGACACTTACTACTCTGGTCCTAACAATCATTGTTGGATCGAATACAAGTACAAAGAAAACTTGCCTGCAAAGCTTAACTCAAAAATAAAAATTAACTTATCAGAACAACAACGTATATGGCTTGCTCGCCAACAAGAACATGGTGTATTTACGTACGCAGTGTTTGGTTCAGGAGATCAGGTGTACGTTACTGAAGATTTTACACTTACACATATTACAGTGGGAACTTTTATGAAAGAAGCTATACCATTTAAAATATTTGTAGAAACATTAACTAAATTTTGTTTAGGAGAAACGAATGACTGATTATGTAAACTCGCCACCGCATTATAATACTGGGAACGTGGAGTGCATCGTGGCAATAGAAGAAAGTATGACCCCAGAATCTTTTAAAGGATATCTAAAAGGGAACATCCAAAAGTATATGTGGAGGTATGAGGCCAAAAAAGGGCTACAAGACGTCCTTAAAGCGCAATGGTACTTAAATAGACTCATAAAAACACTAGAAAAAGAAGAATCAGTGTCTGACGCACAAACAAGCCCGCCAGATAAATATTGATTTAGTTGGACCTAAGGCCTTACCTACTTTAACAAAAGCTCATACAGAGCGTTGTGTGAGGTCATTTTTTCCCAGATTTGCTATTTCTAGCGAAAGAACGGTTTTTTGATCTATCTTGTAGTACAACGTTGCCAGGAGAGTTATTTTCTGGATTTCCATCTCTATGATGTATATCAATCGTACTACCTTTTCTAACTCTACCACTTTTTAACATCTCTCTACGTATTCTATTTCGACCTGCACGTCTCTTTTTTTGTTCTGGAGATTTATGATAACGTTCGTATTCTTGTTTATAATTTCTTGGCATCTAAATAGTATACACCTTAAGAGCTTTTTCTTTTCCTTTTACTTTAATAGGTGCAAGCAGCGTTGCATCGAATAAAACTTTTTTAGCTGTGCTTTCCCCCAACAATATATCTACACCAACTTCTTTAGTTGCAGATTCTAATCTTGCAGCTGTATTAACTGCATCTCCTATTGCTGAATAATCAAAGCGAGTGTCCGAGCCCATGTTACCGATTACAGCTTCTCCTGTATTTACACCTATACCAATTGCTATTGGTTCCGGTAATTCTTTTTGCAGCATGCGAATTGCCGTACGCATATCCCGGGCACAGGCAACGGCACGTTTTTCATGCTCATCAATATCGAGGGGGGCGTTAAAGATGGCCATACATGCGTCGCCTATGAATTTGTCCACCATACCACCGTGCGCCTGGATACACTGTACTTGTACGGTAAGGACCTTGTTCATTATTTCCGTTACTTCTTCAGGAGAAAGTTTTTCTGATAAGTTTGTAAACCCCCTAACGTCTGTAAATAAAAATGTACACGTACGTTTCTCTCCTCCAAGCTTTAATAGCTCAGGGTTGTTTTGCAATCGTGCAACCTGGGCTGGATCTAAGTAGTGCTCAAACTGTTTCTTTATCAATTGTCTTAGTTTAAATTGTTCATTAAAGCGTAAATAAAATTCTTGTACAGATATAAGTACCATTGATAATATACTATAACTTACATCTATAAGTATATTAGATGTTATA